TCGATGGCACACACATACTCAACAAATGCACCTACCCCCGATCTGACCCACTGGGGGGTGCTATTCGCTGCTGATTGCTTTATTTCCGCGTGAAGCGTTACATTTTGCGTGAGCGGGCATTAGGGTACTACCCCGCACCCCCGCAATAACGTGATCTGCTTGTATCTCTGATCTATCGGTAAAAGCTTCACCGCAAAGCCAACAATGCGTGGCAAATTCCTTAATAATCTTGGCTTGTTTCTTATGGTCGGCATCATACAAAGTTCTTTGTGCTTTCCTTGCATTAACTTTCGCATCAACGATTGCTTGATGTTTTTCGCAACGTGATCCTAAACGTGTAAGCTGTCCGCACTCTAGGCACGGGCGATTGAATGCCACCCCTAGCCTTTGATTATTTTTCCAGTATGGTGCGAGTGCCACACATCAATAGTTCCCCGCGTGTTTGGATCGTGCATACTTGCAACTTCGATCGCACGGCGCGCAGATAGGTCGTGGTTTTTATGCCAATCGGGATTGTATTGACTTTGAGCTAAAGCACCTAAAGCTAGTTCAGCACCAGATCCAATAGCCCAATAAGGTTGGGCAGATAGAACACTTAAGTTCTCACTAATTAAAAACGATTTGCCGTGCGTTACTAGTAAGCATTCTGCATCCATCTCTGCATCTTTTATCGTGTCAGAGATAAGTGGAATGATCTTGGTTACTATCCAGCCGAACCAGTCCTGATAATCTTTCTTTAATAATTCTGCTGGTGGCTTAGGGTATTCGATCGCATACTGCAACTGATCGCACACTCTAGCGTTACCAGCGACACCGATTAACCAATTATTCTGTTCAACTAATTTCGGCATATCGGGATGCATTAGATCGCTAGTGATGCCACGATCAGCTACTATTGTTGTTGCGTTGTTTCCAGTCGTAGAAATAATAGTTGTCATTGTGTATCCGTAACGTGAACGCCGTATCGAATAAGCTCAGATGCGGCACTCATCCCTGCGATAAATTCCACAGGAACATTATCACCAAGAATGCGGTATGTAATTAATGCACTAATTTCGGCATCTAACACTTTTGCGATTGCTTCCCGCGTAGCACCAACTGATAAACCAGTTCGCAGAATACTCTGATGAAGTTTCTTATCATCTGCACTTGGGTTTTCTTTTTTTGCTAGGTTAAACATCTCACTATGGATCGCTTGACCCACGGTATCTGCCCAGTTCATAGCATCAGTCTAGTCATCCCAACTGTTCTTTAAAAAACCCTCAGCTTTGCCTTGTTCTGGATTCTGGGTAATGAATGTATGACACGGTCGGCATAGTAAAGCTAGATTGTTGCGATCCGTAATACTTCCACCTCTAGCGCGTGTTTTGATTTCGTGAACATCCGTTGCATAAGCCACAGCGCAACGCTGACAAGGTGGGAAGTCGCGCAGAAGTTCTTTTACCAATGCGCGCCGTTCGGTCGCGTACAGGTTTGCCATACGCTTGGAACGGTATCGGATGGGTTTATTCATTGAATGTTGTATCCCTGACTATCGAAGCACACCTTAACTTCATCATTTCCATTCCCATCTTTATCGCGGGGTCAGAATGACTTAGAGCTATTTTATTGATCTCATCTAATAACGTGTCACGATAGGCAAGCAAACTTTTGTTGCGATAACATCTTGGGCATAAGTCATAAACAGTAGGTGGATCTGTCTTAAAATCATAGACAGACCACCACCCCTCTGTTTCCTCTGATTGTCGTTTACAGTTTCCGCATTTACTTTTCAAAGCCATACTTACGATCTAACTTGTTTGCGATCGGTGTGTCACTTTGTAAGTCAGCAAAGGTTAAGTGACGGAAAAAATCACGATCAGAAAGTTCTCTGTGCTTGTTCGCTAACCAGTAGCCGTACTTAAATGAAGTAGCGGTTACTAAAACTGTTAATGCAATTACGATAAATGAATCCATTTTTTGTCCTTTGTTAGTTGTGACTTATAGCCACGGATCATCGGTTGGTTGTGTATTTCTTGGAGCTTTAGCGACTGTTGCAAGTTCATCCGCCAAAATTTCAACACTCTGACGTTCAACGCCGTTTTTATCCTCATACTTACTGATCTTGACTTTTCCTATAACTAAGATTGTCTGACCTTTTTTAAAGTTGTCACCTGCGGCATCGGCAAGCCCACGCCAAACGATAATGTCAAAGAAAGATGTTTCACCATCTACCCATTCGCCATCTTGCTTTTTACGTTCATTACACGCGATGCGCATTTTGCATCTGCTTATTCCGTTTGCTGTTACTGCAAAATCTGGATCGAAAACCAAATTCCCAACTGCGGTGATACTTGGTAGTGCCATTATTTTTTTCCTGCTTCCTTTTGTCGTTTACGGTATGTCCGTGAATTTCTTGCTTAATTAGTTTCTAGTTGAAACATTGTTTTGTATTCCTCATCTATTCGTACTGGAGTGATGTTGAATAGTTTTCGTAATTTAATGCGATCGCTTCCATTAGTTCCCGCCCAGTATCCGCTGACTTTAACGTGTAAAGCGTATTCCAAACAATCATCGAAAATAGGACAGTTTAAACAAACCCTTTTTAGCATCTGTGCAAGTTCTTGTTTCATTTCGCCTATCGGGAAAAATAACTCTGGATCTAAGCTCGTGCAGTTTGCTTGTTCAGTATTAAACATATTCACGCACCACTAAAACGTGACAGCCCGCTTCCATTCCAACTGGTGCGTATTGCTTTGTTGCTGTTATCGCAATGATTAACGCATCATCGGAATACAAACCACCAGTCTTTAATCCGTCACAAGTAGATCGAATTAGTTTGTCAAGATCGGGTTTTACGCTTGGAAACTCTCGCTTAACACTCTTAGGTCGTGGCAAATAAAACGATAAACACAATTCGATGGGATCAATTATCATTTCCCATTTCTTTGTTTCCTTTTCTTGTATTGTTCTTGCGTGTACGGCTGCGCGCCACGGTTTCACTTTCGCTGATGATTCCCACATAACAACGCGACCATTAACAACGCGACCAGTCTTAGAACCTTGCGGTGCTGGTTCACCCTCTATAAAGAAATTGCCCACAGCACTCTTTCAATCTCTTTAACGGTTTCGCAATTTTCAGTTTCACAAACTTCACAATAATCGTGTTCGCAAGTTGTGTGTAATTCAAGAATTGCAATTAGCGCGTGTTTCATTGCTAACCGCCGTTCGACATTTGAATAAAAGATATTCTGATCGATCTGAATTAAGTCTTTATTTTTCTTTGACATTGTTTTTCCTTTTTTGTATTTGATTGATGAATTTACTTGTTTAAAAGCTCTGCTTTTCTATTGTCAAAAATGATTCGCAGGTTGCGTTTTTCGTTTTCGGTAAAAGATGCATTTTGGATTAATGGCACAACTTGCGCTAGTTCAATGTAATCTTTCGCATTTTTTATGCGATCGATCATCTGCATCGCTTCCGTTGATGCTGGTTCTGGTTTGCTAATTTTAGGAATGTCTGTCACTGGTGATTCTTTCGCCCATAAATCTAAAGCCACGCCGAATCTCATTGATGCATTGCGTATGGCATTGCCAATTGCTCCCTTTTTCGCATCAAACTTATCTCTGCCCTGTGGTTCGCCGTAGCCGTAGCGGGTAACACCGCAAACTGTTAATTTAATCCACAGCCCGCCGTTTTCATCAAACTTAGGTAAACCAAATTCATCAAATGCAACTGGTTCCCAATTCCAAGATGGATCTACTTGTAACAGTCGATCTGTTACCCAAGCGTGACTAACGTAATCAAGTTGCAAACCACCTGTTGGTAGCTTCTGAATTTTTTCTTTCGGAAATGCAGCGCGTAACGCATCCTGTTGTTCTTGCTTCATCCTTTGTCCTTTTCATTTTGTATTTTGTTAATGGATCGCTTTAAATCCATAACATCTTGTCTGCTTAATTTTTTGCTGTCGAATGGTTTGCCTAAAAGTGCGGACATAAATTCAACTTGGAATGCTGGATGTGTTATCCCTAGCTTTTCCAACATTTTTCGTAGTTGTTGCTTTTCATCTAGTCGAGCTTTTTCAGCAGAGAATGGCACGAATCCCATTAGTTACCACCTAACGCAAACCAAGTTCCAACGAATAGAATCCATCCGATTCCGATAATGGCAACTGCTTGCAGTAATAGCCCGATCATCTTGGCGCGTGGTGTCCAGTTCCAGTTACGCATTTTGCAACCCCATTTCCTGAACGTGCTTAAAGGCTAATTCTTTTGCTTGTGCGTAGCTGTTGGCATAGGCAACAGTTTCCGTTTCAGTTTCATCCCAGACGTACCAGCAGCAACGGCATTCATTCTGTCGCGCCCAAATTATGTTTGTTCCAGATACGCGGTAACCACCGATTGCATCTTTAACTGCTTTGAGTTTCATTATGCACCTGCCTTAATAGCTTTGTATTCTGCTTTATCTATTTCGACTACTGGGACAACTTCGACAATCATTTTGCCGCTGTTGGCTAATTCAAGGGTTGAGTGATAAGTAACTTTAGGAAAGTACATAACGCCTTTTGCATTTGTACCAGCGCGGAAAGTTGCGTATGAGTATGTGTTGTTTTCTACTTTTCTGACTTCTGTTCCAAATTCAAATTCTGCTTTGTAGTACGTTGTCATTTCTTGCTCCTATGTCCTAGAACCTTGCGGTTCGCTTATAGGTATCACTCTAGAGTGTTTGACCGACAGAAAAAGCTATTTCAGCAGATAAATTTGTAACATTTAGGTAACAGGATTTTTAGAACAAATGTTCTAATTTATCCAAGCAAATACTCGCAGGAATTTGCGCCTGTCTAAGCGATCCTCAGGCAGTTTGCCAGACTTTACTAGGTTCAACCTATCCTCAGGTGTTAAGCCACCCCACATCCCCCATTTTTCGTCAATGCCGATTTCAAGGCAAATGCCTACAACTGGACATTCCTCACAAACCTTTTTTGCAATTTCGTATAAATGTGGTTCATCATTTTCTGGAAAGCATAAATCTGGATCGAAGCTAATGCAGGATGCGTGATGTTGCCACGAATCCGTGGGTGAGCAGATTAGACACATCCCTGAACGTAACCATTCATCGTGGTCGCAATCTTTTATAGCCATTAGAACATTATGACCGCAACAGACCACGTTTCACTAATTCGGCGCGCACACTTTCTGGCATTCCGTTACCGCGCTTTTGTTCTAACTGCTGTATGCCCACTAGCTTTTCCTGCCTGTATCGCTTTTCTGCTTTCCACGGAACAGATAGATCAGCGGGCATCAGCACTTCCGTTTTGTTTTGATAATGCTTTTTCAACGTATCTACTGCGAATGCAAACGGCATTTCTTGATCAAGGATCGCGCACCACGCATCTGCCATCGCTGACTTTTCTGCATCAGTTCTACGGGAAACACGCGGATCAATGACTGAGGCCATTACTAGAATCTGCAAGACTTCTGCGCGGTTCATTGTTCTAGTTCTAGTTGATTAGTGGTTTCCTGATTCAAAAGCTCGATCCAACCCTGCGCTGGTGATTTCTTTTTGTCGTTGCGTGTATGTTCGGCTAATGCCCAAGTGTAAGAACTTGACAGATTTGCGTGTCCGCTGATCGCACAATCCTCTGCTGCGGCGATAAGCAACTTTGCATCCTTACCCTCAGCAAGTAACTGCTTGGCATCTTTAGCTATCCTGCCTATGGATCGTGTCGGCGGTTTTTCCCCCAGATAGTGTTCGTATGCGTCCACATATTCTGCAACGATGTTCGATGCGTTTATGTCGCTTGGCGTAATCTCTACTTGTTCTAAGTTCTTGTTAAATAGTTCTTTTAATACAGTCGGGTTTTCCGAAGTCGGTTCAGCCGAAGTCGGTTTTCCGTACTTCGGTTTGTCAAAGATAAGGGAATCTGACACCCAATGTCCCTGCTCATTTTGGTATTTAACACGTTCCAAATAACCGCAAGTTTCTAATTCTTTTAATGCCGTCAAGATAGCTCCCCTGCCCTCAACAGATTCGTTTGCCAATGAATCTGCGCTTGTTCTCCAGTTATCTGGTCGCGATAAAACGCTGACAAGAATCCCCCGTGCGCGGAATGACAAACGATGGTCGCGCAAAATCTCATTAGACAGAATTGTGAAGTTACTTTGCGGGCGTGGTGTTCTTTGAATTGTCATATGTCCTTGCTATCCTTTCAATGTTGGGTAGTTCACCTGATGTCCTTTGGTAAGGATGCTGACCCCGATCGTATAGTGTCGGGGTCAGCATTTCTAGTTAATTACAGATTTTCTTGAATTTCGGCGCAGTTCCAATGAATCTTTAAAGCTTCCAAAATTGCTTGCTTATCCTCTTGTGGTAATAACTCTGCGCTGAATAAATCAAAGTCACTCTCACCATCTAAGAATCCTAAGAAACTAATCAGAACCATTTGATCTGCGGTGTAATTGTGTAGCTCAATCTTTTGCCAAATCTTTTCCCAATCAAGTGGTTGCACTTCATCGTGATTTCTAAAGATTCCCTCATCGTGCATCCAAGTTGTTTGCACCAGAACTTCTGTTGCTGACTTCATTGCTTTGCTCCTGTCATTAATTCGATCGCTGATCTGATTACTGTCGAGATGTTAGTGTCGTGCTGGTGAGCCCATTGCCTAACCGCAAGCATCTGTTCGCTGTTAAGTCGCAAAGCAATTAGATTGTCTTTGTTTTCTTTTGGTGCTGTGTCCATTTATTACTCCTGTTCTTGTTTAATGTAAAATGGAATTGCAAACAACGCTTGTTCTTTAGTTGCGTATTGCAAAAATTCGCCGATAGTTTTAATGTCACCATCTGGTAAAGCTTCACGGATTGTGTAACCCTTTTTTGTGCGGTTAAAGTTGTCCTCACTAGTAATGAAAAACTGACGGTTACCAACCGTGTATAAACCTGCGTAAACATTCGAACCAAAAAAGGCTAGAGTGTCCTTGCTAAAAAAATGCTGACCTTTTGCTTTATTTGCTTTCTTGACTTCTGTTATGTTCTTAAACATTTCCTTTTCCTTTGTTAGTTAGAGCAGCCGATGCGCTGTAATTTATTTGTGTAAACGAATGAAAATGCTTGTGCCTTTGTCTTGAAGTAGTAAGTATCATTGATCTGATTTCCGTTTTCATCGCGAACTAAAATTGCGATGCGCTTTGCAAATCGATCGAAGTGAATTACGAACTGCTTGCCTGTAATGTCTTGCATTTCTTGCTCCCTTGTCCTAGCGGTTGCCCGCGCTTATAGCTACATACTACGCCCGTGTATAACATTTGTCTAGTTGATTTACACATAAATTTCACCTAGTGCCACAAGGCAATTGCAGGCATAAGTAAACCCACCGCCCAAAGGATTAAACGGTGGGTTCACGATTTTAGGGATCGCCTAAAGTTGCGCAAGCCTGTTCAGTCTAGCGCGTAAGTGAGCTAGATACACAATCGCATCGTCAATTTCCTCAATAGTTTCTTTTACAATTTGCGAACCAGATTTGCTTTCGATCGATTGCTGGTCACCTTTTGAATATTGTTCGTTACCAGTTCCAAGAATGCGAACGCGTAGAGATTCGACACATTCAGAAACTTGATTTGCTAATTCCTCACTTGTCAATTTCTTGCACCTCATAACACTTACGACATTCGACTATTGCATAATCTGCAAAATTAATTTCTAACCATTCGTGCTTACAAGATTGCAACATCTTGCCACCATCCTTTTCCAACTAACATCGTGAGCATTCCTGCGGGAGCAGCCTGACCAGTTGAATTCTCAAACCAAGTTGAACCACCGTCAAGTGCTGGTGCTTGAATCCAAGTCTTACGCCCTGACTGCTCGATACGCAAATGATGATAGTGACCTGTGATTAATAAAGTTGCTTCACCAATGTCCTGCTGACCGTGCGCCATATTTTTCCACCAGTCGATTGTCTTTCCGCGACATTGGTGTCCGTGTGCTAATCCAACAACGGTTCCACAAACATCTAAGGTAACTGTCAAGGTATCGTATTGCGGAAACACGAAACTGACGTGCGCATAATCGGGGTGATCTGCTAAAGCATCTGCAACTGCGCTCGCCGCATCAAGCGCAAATGAGTCGGTGTAGCTCGTAGCCATTGCATTTCCAACCCTTACTGCTTCATCGTGATTTCCTGGCACACAGGGAACAATGACACGTGGAGCTAACGGCGCAAAAGTTCTAACCATATGTAATAACAAACGGCGATAGACACGAATCTGTGCAGTGAGGTCAAGATCTGTACGCCAGATGTGCTTACCACCTTGTGAATTCATTCCCTCAATACAGTCACCAAGTTGCGGCAAATAAATCGCATCTATTTGTCTGCCAGTTTTTTTCAATTCTTTTAGCCGTATAACAGCAGCATCGATTTTAGACATTACATTGGTGATAATTTGCTCAGATCCACCACCGTCAATTTTTCCAACCTGAGTGTCCGCTAGTACCACTATGTATGCAAACCCACCTGAGATTTGCTCTGAGGGCTTTTTAGGGGCATTCTGTGACTTCCATTTGCCGATTACCGCAAGCAAGTCATCGATCGGGATTTGCTGCACGCCCGCTGTGGGTATAAATGAAGCTCGAAAAGACTCAAGCCATTCGCCATCCCAACGTTGCCATTTGCTACGGCGCAAAGATGTTATACGCCACTTTGTTGGGTCAAGTTCAAATTCTGCTAAAAGTTCAGCGTGATCTGGTTCATCGCCAGCGGATCGGGGAACAGAGGTCAGAGTTCCACCAGAAGCATCGTATTCAATCGATGGTTCCCAACCTTTAGGAATGTCCTTTGCAATCCGCTTTCGTTGTTCGTCATCGCCTAGCTTTGAAAGATCGTCTGTAAGACTCATTTGCAGGTGCATCCTAATTCTTTTTTACCGCGATTGCGGTGTCGGTTTATGACTTGTCGGCTCACGTTAAAACCATTCTTAGCCAACACGCGTGAAAGGCTTGTTGGACTTATTTCTGGATCGTCAATCAACTTCAGTAGTGCTTCTGCTTCTTTTGCGCTGAGTTGCTTTGTGATACGCGCAATAGTGCAGGTGGATAGGTTTTTCTTAACTGTGGCTAGATCGTCAAGTAAGGTCATAGTGACCACCTTTCGTCTAGTTAAGTCTAATGCGCAAGTGTGTCAGGCTGTTGATTTCTTTGAGCGTGTCGCTGGTTTAGTAACGTGATTTTCCACAGCGATTAGTCGCTCATCTACATCTTTTAATTTACTTTCAATGCGAGCAACAGTTTGAGCTACATCATTAAGTGAGCGACCACCATTTGATTCGGGGTGAATTGGATAAGTAGCCTGATCAATGTAAACCTTGATTGGTTTTACGATCGCCCACTTTATTGCCATTCCAAATAGAACAAGAATTGCTGTAATCGCTGCGGCATATTGCCCTGCTTCAATGATTCCCATTTTTATTTTGCAAGAATAGCTTTAGGATCAATGTCAGTTCCCGCTGACCAGCGAATGTTGTCACGCATTTCAAAATGCAAATGCGCACCTGACGAATTTCCGCTGTTGCCTGACTCAGCAATGTGTTGTCCACGCTTTACTACATCGCCAGCCTTAACAAGTGCGTTTGACAAATGCGCGTAGATTACCCAACCGCCATCAACTTTTTGCACCAACTGTGTGCCATAAGATTGACCCCAACTTGCGTTTTCAATTTTTCCATCAGCGACAGCAACGACATTAGTGCCAACAGGCACAGCAAAATCTACGCCCGTGTGATATCCCTTTGACCACATCTTGCCTTTTTTGCCGTATGCAGTTGTGATCTTTCCACCTTTAATCGGTAAACCCATTGTTATTTCCCTGATCCTTTTCCAAAACGATCGTCAGCAGGATTAAGCCAAGAAATCAAAATCGGCAGAGATGAAACTCCAGCGATGGCAATAGCAGGGTGCAGGTTTAGAGTTCCGACATTAAGAACAACCCAACCTAAAATTCCTGCAACAAAAACTTTTAAGAAAGATGCTAATGGTGACTTTGCAAACCAGATTTGTAATTGTTTCATTTCTCTAGTTTAACTTCTCTAGGCTGCTTCGTAAGTAATTGTAAATGAGAAAATTGAGCCTGTTGCCCAAGTAATAGGTGCGGTTGTAGTTACTGTAACTAAAGACGCAAAAGTTGATGCGGCATTTATTGCCGTTAATTGAAAATTAGTCGTGTTGTTTGCAATTACTCCCATTGGCGCAAAACTTGTAGACGATGTTACGGCGCAATATGCAGACCCATTTATGTATGCGCCCGTACTTGGGGTAACTGGAAAACTAAGGTTTAATGTTGTGCCTTTTGTAGTGGTTGATCCAACAACATAGTATCCAGTCGCAATAACCGTCTTGCCGATTTGCGCATATTTAGCAGTCCACACGCCGTTACCATTTGCCCAACCACCCGAGAGTGTAGGTGTCCAAGTCTGCCACGCACCGAACGGAACACCAGCGACCCAAGTAGAACCGTTGTAATACTGAAGTTCATCTGTATCAGTTGTGATTGCAACCATTCCCTCGCTTGGTGTTGGGATCGCGGATGAACGTGCAGCAGTTCCAGCAAACACCATAACTGCTTGATCTTGTAAAAAATCCTGAACTTGTGAGGCTGTTAATACATCCCCAGCGGTAAATACTTTTCGACCTAAGCCTGCCATTTATTGCTCCTTGTGTTAAATAAATTGTACATTAATATGCCAAAATGTTTGTATCTAAAATGCCGAACTGTTCGCTGTCTAGAACAAAGTTTCTAACGCTTACGGAAGCTAATTGTATGGAAACTCTGTGGTTGTCAATGCCTATGTCGTGACTGATTCCCGTAACTATTGCATACTGGTTTATCGGTGATCCGATTTGATTAGGGGTAAAGATAACCTGCACAACGTCTGCAATCTCAAGCTGGCAAATTTGATCAACTTGTTCTGGTGTCTTGTCGTGCAAGTTGACCGTAACTTGGTTGATGCGTAGTTCTGGTTGGTCATACAAACCCACCAAGTAGCTTGCAAGATTAAAGGCTTCAGTATCGCTAGTGAGTAGAACCCCGTCAATGGAATACGAAGCAACACCATAGGCATCTTGTGAAGTTGTTGAATTTGCAACCTGTGTAGTTCCACCGTTACGCGTTACGGCAACGCGGTTGTAAAGGTTTTCTGATCCATAGATAACTTCTATGTTTGAATAACGAATTGCGTTTGGTGTTGCATCGTCTGCAAACACAACGGTACTGATGAACGATGGATTGAATGCGCGGTTCTTAAATGTAACTGCGCCTGATCTGCTCATAAACAACTGACCGTTTTCTGTCGTGTCCACAAGTTGCAAATACTGCAAAGCATTTGTGTTCTCTGCAACTGTGTCTGCCTGCAAAGAAGTAAGACCAGTTTCGATTGAACGGTTAGCAATCGGCCAAGCAACTTCTGGTCGATTTAGAATCGCAGTTACACGATCGGAACTTAACTGACTTGTTGTTGTAAAAGAATTTAGTTCAGCCATCGACAGTCGCATAAAACCATCTACCGCTGCCACTATTGCGTAAGACTTTCCAGAGATGTCGTAGGTTAGATCCCAGTCATCAATGAATCCCGAAAATACACGTTCACCATCGGTTTCAATAACGATTGGTTTACGCGGTACAACTTGTCCAAAATAAATACTGGAAGTATTAAAAGGATCAAAGATGCGAGAATCATTGTGCAAAGTAACTGACGCATTTCCTGCTGTGAATCGATCTAGTTCTCTCGACTTGCCACGATTAACAGAAACAGATGCAACATAATTCGTAACGTCTGTGAGTACATCGCCACCCAAAACATAAATAGAATCGAGGACACCTTTCGTTGTGTCATTTAATGTAAAAAGATTTCCACCAGAAGCAGATAAATCAAAGCCAATAAAAACTTTAGTTTGTGGAACTGCCATTATGCACTCGCAAAGACTGGACCACTCACGCGCTCGTAACGCTTAATTGCATCAACAATTTCACGACCAATTACTTGGCCATCTGCACCCATTCCAGCATTTACATTTATGTTGTAAACAGAACTAGCGGACATAGATGATGCTGGCGTAGTAGTAGGTGCAACTGCACCATCAAATGCAACCGTGGAGCTTAATGCCATTTCACCAACTGTATTTTGCAACTGTGCGCTCATACTGTTAATGCCTTGAATGTAACCAGCCACAACATTTTCGCCAATGTTTGCAAAAACTTTAGATGGTGATGCAATTCCTAAAGCCTTTTTTGCCCACTTAATTGGATCGCCAAGTTTGTCAAGCAAGAAATTTTTAAAGCTATTCCAACTTTCACTTATTCCCTGCTTCAAACCATTAACTAAATCGACACCGATTGATTTAAATTTTTCGATTAGTGTTGGTGCATAATCTCTAATAGCTCTGAATAATTTAATTAACGGATGATTGTTGATAATAAATTCACCCAATGACTTAAACATATTAACAATGAAATCTTTTAGACTACCGACAAAGTTTTTTATCTTTTCTACAACTTCCATTGTTTTAGCTTTTACTAAATCCCAATGATCAATTAGGTATTTAATACCAAGAACAATTAAACCGATGGTTACAATTAACATTCCGATTGGATTCATTGCTAAGAATTGCATTGCCAAACCAACAGTTTTAAATACAATCGCAAGATTACCTAGCGCACCAATTGCCATTCCAAGAATTACTAACAGTGGACCAACGGCGGCAACGATGCCAAGAATTGTCACGATAAAACTTTGTGTTTCGGGTGACAACTTACTGAATCGATCGACTAGCCCCTGTATCATTCCAGCAATTTTTGTAACAGTAGGTGCTAACGCATTACCGATTGCAATTGCCGCAGTATCAACCGAACCCTTTAATTGTTCCAACGCACCTTTAGTTCCAGACATTCTTGCGTTTGCTAAATCTTGTGCAATTCCTTGCTTATGAACTGCATCTGTAAGAACACCGTATTCCTCTGCCCCTAATGCAATTAATGTATTAGCAGCGCGCATACCCTCAACACCAAATACAGTTTTCAGTGAAGCTACCTTTGCAGCATCACCCATACCTGCATATGTGTCTGTAAGTTCTTTAACAATTTCATTCATTGGTTTCAGAGAACCATCTTGATTCAAAAATTCCAGACCAAGTTCTGCTGCTTCCTTAGCAGCTTTACGTGTTGTTGGAATTAAACCAAGTAACATTCTGTTTAAAGATGTACCAGCAGTTGTTGAATCGATACCAGCATTATTCATAGCGGCAAGTGCAGTAATGGTGTCACCCATACTTACGCCTAAAGTTGATGCCGTGGATCCGACATACTTCATTCCATCTGCTAAATCTTGCACACCAGCGGTAGATGCAACCGCACCAGCAGCGAGAAAATCGACAGCCCTTGTTGTGTCTTTAGCTTGTAAATTAAATGTATTCATCGACTGAGCAATAATTACGGAAGCATCAGCAAGCCCCATACCCTCAGTTGCGGCTAGGTTCATTGCTGCCTCTAACGCACCAGCCTGAATTTCTGCTGGCTGCAAACCACCCTTAGACAATTCGAGAATTGCGCTGGCTGCTTCACCCGCGCTGAAAACTGTATCCTGTCCCATCTTTAATGCAAGATCACTTAAAGCTTTCATTTGTTCGCCAGTTGCTTGTGCGTTTACTTGTACGGAAGCCATCGACACTTCAAATTCAGCCGCAGTATTTACCGCATAGCCACCCATTAAAGCTAATGGCGCGGTGACATTCATCGATAATGACTTGCCCACTTTTTTAAATCCCTCACCAATCACATCTGTTGATGTAGTGAATTTTTGAAAAGCACCCTCAGCGCGTTTAATGTCGGCGATCGCACGGTTTAAATCTTTGTTATTCCACGCGGCAACAATAGGCAGAATAATAGCCATTACTTAATCACCAACTTTGCATTTATTTGCGCACTTACCTTTTCTAAGATTACAAGAACATCAGATTGGATTTTAGGCAACTGAGATAAAGCTCCACGCCAAACGAATCGCGATGGTGATGCGTAACGCGCACCTAAATTATTTATTAATGCAGCACCCTGCCCATTTAACGCGTGTGTTTGTTTTCGCCCGCGCCGTGTGTATTCTCTAGATTCACCACGCGTTGTTTTATTTCGCTTGCCAGCCATATCCGCGATCTGTAAACCTGCCGCACCAGTTGTACCTTTTTTACCGCCAACCCAAATAGAAACAATTGAATATTCATTTCTGGCCGCACGTTTACTAAAGTTTGTGCGCACGGTAGCTTTAATGCTTCCGCGATCCCATCCTGTTCGCCCATTATGTCTCATACCGCTTAAAGGTGGAGCATCTGGAATCCAACTCATAATATTTGTTGCTAGTGGTTCTGCTGCTTTTTTTAAATCTTTCCGTGCAGTAGTCACAATAGAACTTTCAACAAGTCTTAGCGTAGCAATGGTTTGATCTACGCCGTACACTTTTGCTGTTGCCATTTGTCACCTTCTCATCTGTTCGCTGTTTCGGTGACGTAGGTACATTCCCATCGTAAATAACATACGATCAGATTCATCTAGCAGAACTGATGGAGCAATACCAGTTTCACAAGCTAGATAAGCTATGAACCAATGTTGGCTGCTGTCTCCAAGCCCTGTAATTTTGGGTCAGCATCACTTGGGGCAATACTTTCCACATCATCTAACCAAGTATCAAAATCTTTGTCAGTTGTTTTTTGACGATTCAACGAATGCCAAGCCAACCACAATAGATCGGTTAAACGCATTTCAGTATCAAGTCTTGCGACACTTCTCTGAAATTTATCCTCAAAGGCAACCAGATCCTTAGCAGAACACACCACGTCACTTGTTTTGTTGTTAGTGAATTCCACGCGCAGGGTGATTCTCATTAGGAAGTAGCCCTGACCACGGTGCCGCTTGTCGGCCACGTTACTGAGAATGTTGCAATGTCACCAACGGATGATGCGTGGGGGGTGTATGAATTTACCAAGCAAGTAGCCGTGTATGACGGATTTGTTGCAGAAACAGTTCCCGATGTTGGCACAATGACAACAGTTGCGATTGTGTTGTATAGCGGGAATAAAGTTGCATCGATCGAACCTGCTGCAAAGTCTTGCATAAATTGAAGTGTTACTGAACCAGTTTTCAATCCACCAATGCGCTCACGGAAAGTACCGCCGAATGCAGTTGTTTCAAGGTCATCGGATTCCAATGCCAGTTCAACCTGATTTAAGTTTGTAGAAAAATTAGTGCCATTGATGGACACCTTGTAATCCGTGGCTGCAAATTTCGCCATTCTTTTTTGCTCCTTAGTCTGCGTAACAAAGTATGATGAACTCTGCTGAGAAATAGTTTACATCACCAGCAGATACGTCACCATAATTCCGAACCTCTGACACCCGCACGTCATAAGCTTTACCGCCAAGTGTCTTATCTGATTCTATGGCACGTTTGATTGAGTTAGTTCCAGTTGAAGATACCCAAGAATCTAATGTTTCTTGACTGGTTCTTTCAGACACGCGACTTACTAGCAACAACACGGAAAAGTTGTATGTGGTCATTCCACCGTGGAACGCATTGTCATAAGTAATAGATTGCGGTAAAACAATTGCAACTGGTGGCTTAGGATCATCTGGAACTTTCGCTGCTGTGCGCAATCCATAAATCGTAGCAAGATTTGTTGCCAATCCCGTTCTTAATTCTGCTACTGATGCCATTATGCAAAATTTCTTGTCTTGCGATACGGCGCAATTAATTGTTCTACATCGGGGTCAAGATAACGGCTGACACGAACAGCACCCATATCCCCAAAGCCAGCTACGCCAAGTGGTGAATCTAAACGCTTAAACAATCTTGAAGATTGAATTACACAAGCCTGAGTGATAGCGATCGGGACAGATGGCCAACCGAATACGGCGGTCACTTTAACTAAAGCTTGATCTGCTTCGACAGGGTACAGATAATCTTCAACCGCACGAATGCGTGTGTAAGGAACAGACAAACCATCCGTGTATCCATTCACGGGTTCTAGTTGATAATCACTTACTTTCCAAGTGGTATCAAAAACACCATCGCCAGCGGATGAAGTTTGTAAAGTTATTGCAGTTCCAGCAATGTCATCTGTCTGCACAATGTATGAATCATCTGCCGCGTAATAACGCGTTGCAGTTCCAGATGAATAAAAGGATCGCATTGCAAATCCATCGATAGCTCGTGACGCAGATTCAATTGCCATATCGATTAATGTGTCATCGATGCTATCTGTTATGCGCATCGCAGATTTAACTTGTGTCAATGTCGCGTAGCCGTTTGTTATTGCCATTATTTGCTCCCTGAGTCTTTATCTATTCTATGACAGACAAGGCTTTGCGCTCTTGTAATGCCATACGGATTCCGTCACGCAAACTAATTTGCGGAATAAAATACTGATGCGATAAATAAGGATCACCAACGCGATACTGAACACCAACAGGTGCAGTTTTAATGTGATTGATTTCTGGCGCGTATCCTGCTTCTTTAAAAATCATTTCTGCTAGTTCATTAAACGATGTTGGGAATCCAGAACACAAATTAAATGTTCCCGTGTATCCCGTTTGCACGTGCCAGAGAACAGCCTGAACAATGTCGCGTATGTGAATAAAATCGCGAACCTGTTCACCGTCACCCCAAATGTCAAATGGATCTGCTTTTGCTAAAGCTCGATCTATAAAAGATGGGAACGGGTAGTCAGCATCCTGATCTGATCCGTATCCGCTAAATGGTCGGAATACAAAAACATTGGAATCTGTTATGAACTGCGCTAAGTATTCGCCCGTGAGCTTTGCCCATCCATAAGTTAAGTCAGGATTTTTTACTTCATACAAATTTAAATCGTGTTCTGCTAATCGCAACAATCTATGTTTGTTTTGCAGATCGATTGGGTATGCCGCCGAACTAGAAAAGTAAACCACATTTATGGGTTTTGTTTTTTCCACCCAATTAAAAAATTCCGCATCAATAGATAGATCAGTTGCGACCGATAAAGGCTCACCCTCAATCTTTGCTCGACCACCAACTATTGCTGCAAGATGAATTACTAAATCAAACTGTTCTGTGTTTGTCTTAAAAAAATCTCTGCAATCATTTCCATCTTTAATGTCAATGCCGGTGATTTCGCTATCGGGTAATGCTTTTACAAAGTTACGGCCAACAAATCCTTTATGACCTGTAATTAAAATTTTCATTTCCAAGCCTTTACGTTTGCAACATCCTCTGCAAATTTTTCAGCTATGTATTCTGAAAAGATTGCTTGATCGCCATTGTGCATTTCGGGATTATTTACGGCTGCATATCTTTCATCGTGATCCGCTTTTCCATTTATGTAATGCAAGTGTTCGATGATTACATCAGGCAAATAATTCACGTTGCCTAATGCGTGACCCATAGCTAACCAAAAGTTGTCTAAAAACAAATGTTTTAATGCTGGCGGTGACATAAAACCCAATGCCCTAATAATCACGCTTGACATTACTACTGCGGTTGGTAAATTTTCGCCCTGTAATAAATCGTTGCCGTATGCGATCCCCGCATCACTTCCAATCGATTCTGCAAGTTTCGTATCCCATCCAGCGGTACGCGGTAAGTGATCATCACCCATAAAACAAATAAAGTCATAATCACTAGCCATCCAAGTTGCCCAATGATTAAGCGTTCCATTCATTCCCATCCGTGCGGCAATTACAACTTTTACATTATTTACACCAGCAGTTGCGTGAATCAGATCGCTATAAGTTGCAACATCATCTTCATCGATTGCAAAAATAAGCTCAGTAAAATCGGCAGTTGCGTTAATGGCATCAAATAACCGCATCGCATTATCGTTACGCCCGCGTGTGGGAACTATTGTGAGCATTCTCATTGTTGTACCAATCTCCAAAATGTATCTCCAGCGTTATCAATCATTTGTTTTAGTGCATCGGAATCATCCCAATCCTGAACTGAGGTGATGCCAACATTATCGTTTGTATGAATTTTGCATCCTGATAAAACTGCTTCCATTACAGCGCGGCATTCAGATTCAAAAGCTAGTGGCAAATGCACAAACCATTCGACCCTAGCCATCGCATCTAGGACAACCGAACGATCAACATTTGTTAAATCTAAAAATGGCAAATTATTTTCTAATGCCCACGCGTGAGCTTTCAACCTACCCTTTAATGGATGATTACGTGCAGCCCAAAGTGCCATTGGTTTTTTATCCAAATGATTATGACATTTACTGGTGTCAAAATAAGAAAGCACCTGTGCTGTCTTTCGTGGTTTTGCCCAAGATAATTCCCGCCGCATATGAGCTGGTGTATGAGTAACAAATAAACGGCTGTTAGAAATTAAAGCATTTAAACCCGCCCGCGGGGTTTGTAAATGATGTACGAAAACAAACGGATCGTGTTCACTTAAAGAAAATAGTTGCTGATCAGTAAATGCATCTGTACCCGTAACAACGATTGAATCGAATTGGTGTATGTCGTGTGTATCGAATGTGTATGGCGTG